AGTATTCAGTCATTAGTTTTAGGAACTGGTTATACAACACTAAACCTTAACCAGTTAGGTGGTAATGTTGATATAGCTAATGATACGTCTAGATTAAGACTCGGAACTGGTCAAGATCTCCAGATCTACCATGATGGAACAAATACATTTATAACAAATAGTACAGGACCATTAAAAATAAGAAGTGATACTTTAGAGCTGAGTGCTTCAAATGCTGAGCAGATGCTCCACGGAACTGCTAATGCTGGAGTCAATCTCTATTACGACAGCAGTAAGAAGTTTGAGACGACTGCAAATGGTATTACGGTAACTGGTCAAGGTTTTTTTTCAGGGAATGTCGAAACAACTGAGCATTTAAATTTAACTGCTGATAATAAGAGAATTAAGATTGGAGCAGGTGAAGATCTCCAGCTCTACCATGATGGCGGCACGTCAATCATTAGAAATACCAATAACAGTGCAAATCTAGAATTACAGGCTTCAAGCGGTGGTACGGCTAGTATTAGATGTTATCCAAATGCCGGGGTAGTTTTATATTGGAATGGAGAGACTAACTTATATACAGCAGAAGACGCAGTTCGGATGAATGATAATGTCAAGCTAAAGTTAGGTAGTTCGTCGGATCTAGAGATCTACCATGATGGAAGCAATTCATACATAAAAGATGCTGGTACAGGAGGTATATATATTGATACTTCTTTCCTTCATGTGAGACAAGGCTCTGCGGAGTCAATGATAAATGCTATAGCTGATGGAGCCGTAGAACTCTATTACAACAACAGTAAGAAGTTTGAGACGACGAGTGCTGGCGCACATTGTTGGGGAAATTTAGATTTCATGGATAATGCCAAAGTAAGACTTGGCACAAATAGTGATCTCCAGCTCTACCATAATGGTAGTCACTCGTATATTCAAAGTAATACTGGTCAGTTAAATATTCATTCAGATGCTTTTCGTCTTAATTGTAAAGATAATGCAGAAAATTTAATAACTGCCGATGAAGGAGGAGCCGTACAACTCTTTTACGACGGTGTTAAAAAGTGCGAAACCCATGCTGATGGATTACATATAGGAGACGGTGGTAATTTAGATATGCCTCACGATTCTTCTCAGATCGTGATGGGTGCTTCAGATGATCTCAAGATCTACCATGATGGAAATAATTCTAAAATTATAAACCACACTGGTAATTTGACTTTAAATGCTACTGCTAATGAAGCTGGTGTAGATATAAAACCTAACGGAGCAGTAGAACTCTTTTACGACAACGTTAAGAAGTTAGAGACAACAGCTTCGGGAGTTACGGTAACTGGAACGGTATCAGACACCAAAGGCGATTTAAGAAAGATACCTCAAGTTTCTGTTAGTTCTGCCTATACATTAATTGCTAGTAATGCTGGTAAACATGTGATCATTTCATCAGGAGGAGTTACTGTGCCAAACAATGTCCTTAGTACTGGTGATGCCGTAACTATCATCAACAATAGTGGTTCAGATCAAACTATTACTCAAGCTTCAGGATTGACTCTTTACAATACGGCTGATGGTTCAACAGGAAATAGAACCCTTGCTGGTAGAGGAATGTGTACTGTGTTAATTGCAGATGGAGGAGCTTCAAGTTATGCCTACATTTCAGGTGCAGGGTTAAGCTAATGCCAATACAACAAATGATGCTTGGTGCTGGTGGTGATCCACCAGTCAAAGTACAAGATGTCTTTAGTGTAGATACTTGGACTGGAGATGGATCTAGTGAAGATATAGATAATGGTATAAACCTTTCAGGTGAAGGTGGTTTAGTATGGATAAAAAATAGAGATTCAGCTCCATCTAATCCTAGTACCAATAATCATGGTCATCATTGGTTTGATACAGTTAGAGGAAACACAAAATATATAACATCGTCAATAACATTTAACTCTGATCCAAGAGAACTAACTTCTAGTAACCATTTAACGAGTTTTAACTCAGATGGTTATTCTGTTGGTAGTAACGAAAGTGTTAATAAAAATAATGATGATATAGTTGGCTGGACATTTAGAAAACATTCTAAATTCTTTGATATTCAAACAGCTACTGTAGGTGCAGATGATTCTACTTATGATACTACTATGACGCATAGCTTAGAATGCGATTGCGGTATGGCTGTATTTAAAAGTAGAACTAATACAACATCACAAGGATATAACTGGATAGTTTGGCATAAAGAAGGATGCACTGGTGCTAATCAGTACTTTACTTTAAACGAATATACAGGCAGACGTACAGGAGGCAATACTGTTACTTATAATTCAAGTAATAAAACTTTTACGTTTGGATACCCTGCTTCTAGAGCGGCTGACAGATTACGACCCGGTACTGGAGCTGCATCAGATGTAGTTGGCTACTTTTTTGCAGATAATAATAATAATGGTGAATTTGGATCTGGTGGAGATGAAGATATCATTAAAACTGGAACATATGTAGGAAATGGTAGTTCAACTGGTACAGCAGTAAGCCTTGGTTTTGAACCTCAATTCGTAATGCTTAAAATGCTTAATCCTAATACCTATAATTCTTGGATGATGTTTGATTCAACTCGTGGTGTTTCTACAGGTGGTAATGATAATACTTTAAAAGCTGATTCTGGTATTGTCGAATATACTAATTATAATTATATAAAATTTACTAGCACTGGATTTCAATTAGAAAGCACTAGCCACGACGTAAATAGAAGTGGTCATGATTATATTTATGTAGCTATTAGAAAAGATCAATCTTAATTAAACAAACTTATTTAAAAACAATGGCAACAAAAACTTGGCAAGTCAACACCCTAGAACGTGAACTCGCAGACGGGTATGTAAAAAAAGTTATCTACCGTGTTAACGGTGAGGATGGTACTTATAAATTCAGAGCTACTGGTGAAGTTAATCTTCCTAAGCCTGATACTCTTGTTCCTTATGCTGAACTTACTGAAGCAACAGTACTCGGTTGGGTAAAGGCAAAGCTAGATGCTGATAAGGCTGGTACTGTAGCGGCTATTGAAACTGCTGTAGAGAATGGTGTTAACGAGCAAAAGACTCCAACTACAGGTGTAGGTAAGCCTTGGAGCTAGGTGGACGTACCTAAACTACCCAAAGCTTTAGATATGCCTAGCATCCCTCTAAAGCCACCAACGGCAGATATGCCAGTATTTCCTCCTATAGTAGTTCCTCCTAGCAATATCAAAGCACCTAAAGGTGTGGAGCTAGAAGAAGTACCAGAGGAAACTGAAGATGCAGAAACTGCAAAAACTGAACAACCTACTCTTCGAGTACCTGTTGTAAAAATAGATCTACCCTTACCTTCAGCTGAAGTAGTCGCCACGGCTACTTATGCAGCTGTTGCAGCTGTAGCCACAACCACCCTTGCTACTCCTTTATTTGACAAACTCAAAAAGCAAATACAAAAATTCCTACAGAAAAAAGTAGATAAATGGAAGGAAAACCGCCAGAAAAAGAAAAGGGACTCCTCGGTAAGCTGAAGGATGCAGCAGAGGATCAAGAACATCAAATACAAATCTTAGGTACATTCGTGAGGCTTGGCGTTGTCGTCTGGTCCGGGTTCATCATTACAATGAACTACGTCGAAATACCTATGGTTAAGAAATCAGGTAACTCTGATATCACGTTCGTTGCTAGTGTATTTACTGGAGCACTAGCGACCTTTGGCCTTACTACAGGCAACAACAACAAAAACAAAGGTCCAGTAAATTGTCCTATGGCTAAAAAAAAGGAAGAATGAAAAAATGGCTTTTACTCTTCCTACTGGCATCACCCACGGTAGTAAGAGCTGAATTAGTACAACCTAACTTCACCCAAGGTTCAATGAATAGTACTACCACTACAACAGTCGATATAGAAGAAGAGATAGTAACAACCACCTATGGAGCAGCGTTACAGAAATGGTCTGGAGACAATATAACTCATACATCAGCAAGCTCTGGAGGGATAGCAGACTCAGATTCAGTCTTCAACATGACAACAGCTGGCTCAGATTTCACACTAGAAATAGTAACGAGAGCAGCCAGTCAGATCATAGAGAAAACAGAGATAGATCGAACTATCGAACAGGAATCTACTACTGTCTCCTTGTCAGTCTTCTCGCAATAGCACCTGCTAAAGCGTCAGACCCAGAGGTTAATAACACGTCAAATCCGGTTGCAGCAGCGACTGGAAATGTAACGAACCAAGCAGTCCAATTCCAGAACAATGGTGCCCCTTCAAGGCAGCACTACGGTTCTGGAGTAAGCTGTAATGGTGCTACGATGACGTTTAGCCCCTTCTACATGGGGAATCATACGGTTCCTTATGATGATGAGATGAGTCAAAGAAGCTACACGATAGCTGAAAATTGGGGAGGACAAGTTAATTTCATGTTCCCTTTAGATCGTAGAGGTTTAGAGCAGTGCAGACGGATAGCAAAACGACAAGAAGACAAAATGATGCTTGATTATGAGCTAGTCCGTGTGCTTAAATGTGCTGAATTACAACGTAAAGGGTTTATGTTAGCTGAAGATACACGTGTTTACCACATGTGTAACGATGTTGTCCCTATAGTTAAGTATGAAAAAGAAAAACAAGCAGCAGTTAAACAGTATTTAAAAGAAAACTGTACTCCTGTAGAAGGTTTCACTCCTCCTTGGAAAGAAAAGGAGTATAAATGCCCAAAATCCACATTAATGACAAATGATTCTACTAATTAAGCCAATCCTACTCAAATTTGCAACTTCTGATTCAGTTAAAAAACTAATTGTTGACCTTTTAAAGAAGCTTGTTTCCACTACAGATAACAAAGTGGATGATAAAGCAGTAGAACTATTGGAGAAACAGTTATTTCCTAAAACATAATGGCTAGAAAAGCTACGGAAGAACAGTTTAACGAGCTTCATCGGCTCGTTACGACTGAATTCCTTAAAAGAATAAAGAGTGGAGAAGCTTCCGCTCATGAATTGAAAGCAGCCTGTGATTGGCTAGTTAAAAATGATATCAGTGGTGTTGCTTATGAAGGCAATCCATTGGATAAATTGGCAGCCGTAATGCCCAAAATCGACCCAGACATTGTACAACGGAGATTATATGGCAAGTCTAAGCACGAAGTACTATAGAGCTAACCCTAAAGCTAAGGCTGTGAAGGATAGCTACCGTAAAAAGTACAATGCTAAACCATCTGAAATAAAACGGAGAACTAAACTGAATGCCGAAAACAGAAGGCGAGGAACCTATGGTAATGGCGATAACTTGGATGTCTCGCATAAACAAGGCGGGGGCACCAAGCTCGAAGCCCAAGCTAAAAACCGAGCCAGAAACCGAGGTAAAGCCAAAGGATGACACCCCTACTACCAACCCCTAAACATTATCTATACAATCTAATAACCATGACAAGTCCCGACGCTAAAAAGCTCTGGAGAAGAGCTATAAAAGAGCAC